ATCTAAAAGTTTTTGTGCTTCAAAAGTTCTACCTAATAAATTAGAGCCTCCTCTTTTATTAGTTGGGTTTAAATTAGGGTTGTATGTTGCTTGATTGTAATCTTTAATTCCTTGTATATCAGCTCCCAAAGCAGTTAATTCTTTTTCAGTCATGTTCTGAGCCCAATCAGGAACTTTACCTGTCACACCACTTAGTATTGCACCATACATACCGGGTAAACCTTTTTTCATAAGACCCATTTTTCTCATGGCTGCAACTTTGTTTAGATTAATTCCTTTTTGGTATCCGTAATTTCTAAAATCATTATACTTAGATGCAAATGTTGGAGGAGAATATTTTACACTTTGGTTTGCATAAAAACCAGCCGCTTCTTGAGCATCTTTTATTTCTTTGTTTTTTTTTGCTATTGCTTGTTTTCTTAATGCGTTTTGAAAACCTGGATCAACACCACCATCTCCACTAGTAGCTGTTGTAGTAGTAGGATTATTTTTAGCTCTACTTACAGCCCTGTCAAACTGACCATAATCAGAACCTGTGTCTCTATTTGATTTTCCGGAACTAGAACTCATTCCGTCGTGCATTCCTGCCGGCATTACATCCCCCTATTGTAGAGACCCATCAAACCGCCGTTGGCTGCCATTGCAACTTTTTCTCTGACATCAACATCAGCTATTCCGCCACCAGGCATTTGCTCTTGCATGTTAACGTTTTCACTCATTCCCATTTCTGGAGCTTGAGATCTAATTCCTGATTGATCTTGTTGCAACTGTTGTAAAATTTGTTTCCAGATACCACTTTCAAAAAAGGCTTCAAAACTTTGAAACTGAACTTTTTGTTCTGGCTCCATTTGTGACCATATTTCTGCCGCAATTTGCATGCTTTGATCGTTTGGTTCTTGACCACCCATTCTAATATCACCTTGGTTATATTTAATGTCTGGTGCTCCAGCTTGTATCGATTCGTTCATTGAAATCTTTTCTTCCATAGTACCTCCTTTTACTTTGTTTTTGCAAACAAATCAAGAGCCGGCATGATAACAGTTACGTCTCTTTGCACGTCTTCTTCAGGTATATTTGAAGCTTTTAGAGCTTCTTCAGTCTCATAGACTTCTCCTGTTTTTTTGTTTGTAATTTTAGTTATAATTTTTTCTGGTGTTAATGTTACTACTTTGTCCATTATGTTGTTACCTCTTTCTTAATGTTTAGATAGCTAATAGCTACATCAAACGAGTCTGATGTGCTTGATAGCACTGTAAACGTTGTGCCACCCTGTACTATTAACGGTTGTGTTAATAATTCTGTTGTAACATTAGCTGTTAATGCTGCAGATTTAATAGCTGTGATACTATTGTTTGTAATAGTCACAGTTGGTGTTCCAGCTGATGTAACAAGTATTGATTTAATAATAATAGTTTCATTAACAACTGGAACGTTTGTTCCAAAAGGTGTTAATGCACTACCTGTTGTACTGTTATCTATTCCTACAAATTTGTATTGATTTACTACTGCCATTAATCTAAAAAGAGACTTCTAGCCTCTATCTCCTGTTTTAATTCTTCTTGAAATGTTGTGTTAAGTTTTTCAAGAACTGCATCTAAATCTCTAACTAAAGATTGTGCTACATCTTCTTCATACTCTGAGCTTGCTCTAGTTAGTGTTTGTACTATTTTTGCCATTATCTTCTTCCTCCAGCATGTATATCTAATCTAAAAGTACCTAGTTTCCAACTAGTATCAACAGCAGTATTAGATATTGTAAGAGCTATAGATCTTGCCCTTGCACGTGTGTCTACTTTTGTTGTACTAGATGATATAGTAAAAGGACCCAGTGAAGAACTTGCTGCTGTGTCACTAGGATAATTTCTTAAATCTAATTGTACAATAGAACTTCCTTGTTGATTTATAAAGTCAGGTATAATTCTGCTAACTCTCATAATATTTTCACCATCTCCTCTAAGATCAGCCATATTAGTTGCTGCACCTCTAACAACTTTTTGTGTAATATCATAATCACCAGATGTAATAGTAGCTGGAATAGCTGTTGTTACTCCTAGTCTTACTTGATTTACTCCTGTTTCATGTTCATAGTAATATGAAATACCTTCTGTGTTTCCAACTACATCAAAAGAACTATCTGTTCCTGCATCATACTGAGTTGCATGTGGCAATCCAAATACAGCCGAGTCAACCCATGAAGTTCTAATAAATAAAGTACTTGCATTTACAAACCATATAGGTCGTTTAGATGTAGAATCTAGATAACTATATGTAACTGATTGTGTGTTTACATTAGAACCGGCCTCTGGATAAAACCATGTAACTTCACCAAACAAGTTATTAATACCTGCATAAACCATTTGGTTAGATGTTGTATTTAAATTGTCATAAACATAATCTTCAACTAAACAGTCCATAGATTCTAGCTTACCTGTGTATCTAAAGAAACCATTATCAGACATCCAATATGCAGCTCCGTCAACTTCAACTGCTGCATTTTTACCTATCAATCCACAGTTAGTTCCAACTTGTTCGTAAGCAAATGTAAAAGGAGTTCCAACAAAACGCATAGTAAATAAAGCTGTATCACTCCAAACATATAATGCATTTCTACCTAGTTTAGCACCCATGATCCGTGATCCGGCGGCCAGTCTTTGTGTACCAGCACTATTCTCAGCTGTGGGTGTATACTCATTAATGTTTTCTTGAGACGAGAATCTTATAAACATATCATCTTGTGTTTCTTTACTACCTATTGTTGTTTCTGTACCAAAGAATACTAAGTGTCTGTCAGGTGTTGATACTAACATATCTCTAGATGCTGTTGGTGCACCTGCTATAATAGTTGCACGTGTTGCTGTTGCATTAGAAGCATCAGCATTCCATTCAAAACACTCACCATTAAATATTAAAGCAACAAGTGTGCTTCCTAAATTATCTAATGACCACATACCAGGTTCTCCAACTTTATCTGTAGTCGATGCTGCTTCGCCCCAAGCAGAAAAAGCACTGTGATTAGTAACAGTTGCTCCATTGCTGTGAGAAGCGTTCGTAGTTCCTCTAACATTTCTAGTAATCCCAGTAAAACTTGTTGATGTAATTCCTGTGTAAGATATTTCTTCATTATCTACTTGTATAAAATTTGTTCCTGTGCTTGGAAATCCAGTTGTACTCGCTACATTAATTGTAGTTCCTGAACCACCGGTTCCAGCAGAGTCAGCGTTTAACGCTCCATTCAATGTAGTAGTTTGTGGGTTTGTAACTGTTCCACTCCATTGTGATATACCATAACCAAAGACTCCAACTTGCTCAGCGGGTCCTACGTGAAAGTATTGAAAAAAAGTTATAGCTCCAGATGTAGTTGCTCCTGTTCCTGTTTCATTACTACCAGCATTTATTTCTAAAGATGTAGTTGTAGGTACTCCAGTTACCATAAATTTTTTATCACAAAAAGTTGTAGAAGAAAAATTAGAACCTGTAATAGCTGTAAAAGTAGATGCATCACCAAATAAAATAATATCTCCTGCTTCAAAATTGTGTGCGCTTGAAAATGTAAGAGTTACAGTTGATTGCCCGTTAGTCGTGCTAAATGCACTAGTGATGGCTGTACCTGATGGATTAACTAAAGGGTGTATGTCGTAGTATACTCCTCCCGAATACACATATAAAATCCTGTTAGTGCCTATAGCAGCATACTTAATACCATCTTTATTAACCATGTGATGCAATCCTCTAGCAGCACCTGTTAATTTACTATCACCTAGTTGGTTCCAACCCCCTATTTTTTCTGGTGTACCATATCTAAAACGTACATTTTCCCCACCTGTCCACTGTGATTCAGCGCCAGTAGATGTAACTTGTTTATTAAAACCTGGTAAAAAACCTAACTTTTGTAGCATAACATATGACTATATAAGCTTTATTGAGGTATGTAAATATTTTTAAAGGGTATGTCTAACCTATCTACGTCCTCTAAAGACTCTACTATAGAAAATCCAGCTAAATTGAAAGAAGTATTTAATAATAAAGGCACTTTTGTTTTAGCATAAAACGCTTTTAATAAATTGTAGTAATGTTTATTTTGTTTTAAAGTTACAGTTTGAATTCTACAGCTATTATCTACATGAACAATTGAAGGCGTTTGTTTTTTAGCTATGTTTTTAGCTCCTACAGCAAAAGTCATATAGGGTGATTCTTTTAGCGTGGCTAAATCAAACCAATCATGAGCATGTTCTAACAACACTGAAGCAGCTAAAGGTCTCCACCATTCTCTGTTTTTAAATTTGTTTATTATATTGTTAGCATCTTTGTTTCTTGGATCAAATAATATAGATCTATTTCCTAAGGCTCGTGGTCCCCACTCACTAGGACCTTGAAAAATTACCAAAGGCTTTTGATCTAAAATAAGATCTACAGCTGTATTAACATTCTTTATTATATTCATGATAGTATAAATGTGCTCCTATTGATATTCCACCATCCCATGCTATTGGATCTACAAAAAAATTAAGCTTGGGATATCTTTTAACGTATTTAAAATTATTAGTGCAGTTTAAAAAGTAACCACCACTTAATATAAAATTATCTAACTTTTTATATTTATAAGCTTTTTCAATTATTTCACATGTTTGTTCAAAAGTTTCTTCTTGTAACTCTTTAGCTTGTTTAACTTTGTTATAGTCTAAGTCGTATTTTGTTTTACTGTCTGCGTAAGCTGCCAGTCCCATAACTTTACCAGCCTCTTTACCGCCAACAAAACCTAATTGAGAAGTTATTCGATTAAACTCATTAGCCCCAACACTTAAAGCACTAAATTCACATTCTGTTCCACCAATATGTTTTACTACTATTGGAGCATAACCATGTTTCCACGTACGATCTAATTCTAAAAAACTTCTACATGAATAATGACACCATAATTTTTTAACAATTGTTTTGTTTACATAATAAATACTTTGCATTTCTTGATAACCAGGTTTGTGAGTCTGAGCACCACCAGCATCTATTACAATAGCCATAGCTTCATCAAAAGGTGAAAAATGTTTTCCACACAATGCGTGGTATACCTGATGTTCTTTTTGTATAAAGGAATAAGTAGGATAATCTAATTGACGTTGTATTTTTTCAATAACACTTTTATCATTTTGTTTATCTCCATTACCCCAACTATTTCTTTTGTCATAAGAACCATAGCATACAAAGTCAGGTTTAAAGTTTATGTTTTTAAGTATTGATAAATAAAAACAATCACCAACAACAGGTTCCCAATGTTTTTTATAATTGTATCTATCTTCGTACCATACATTGATAAGTTTGTTATCTTTAAAATAAGCTACTGATGCGTCATGAGAAATATTAATACCTAAATAATTTAACCCCATTTTTTACATTCTCTTCCAGCTGTTCTAAAAAGTCTGCCATCTCTTCTTCTTATTTCTTCAAAAAAAGTAATTAAAATACAACGCTCTCCACCAAACTCATCAGCTGCATGATGATGATTACAATCAAAAGCAAAAAGTGTATTAGGTTTAAAATTTACTGTAGTAGTTATTTCATATTGATCATTGTGTTGTTTAACACTTTTAGATAAATCTTGTTTCATCTTACCTTTTTGTGTGGAGTCTTTATAAGCTTCGTGTTTTTCTTTAACATACCCTGCTCGATCATAGGGAAACACTTTAGGTTTATATAGACTTGTGCCGCCAGCTTTTTCAGATCCAGAAATATATACAATAGCACTTATTTCATCATCATCTTGATGTACGTATCCTTGACCTGAAATAGGAATTCTTTGAAAATGCATTCTTGCACTCCACATTAAATCTTCATAGTTGTGAGGATAAAGAGCTTGTAAAATTTTATAACTAGTTAAATCAAAAAAAGGTCTATTAACATCGGACAAAAAACCTGACCTAAGTCCTGGCCATGTTCCATCTGTTGGATAATACTTAAGCTCGTTTGATAATTTTTTAACAGCTTCAAAGTCATTAAAAAAATCATCTATTATTATTGTAGGCCATCTCATATTAAAAATAATTTAAGTTAATTACTATTCTTTCTGGCGTGTCTGTTTGACTTACCATTTGATGTTTAATGTTTGAATCAAATATAACTATTTGATTTTCTACAGATTTTATTTTTTTGCCATCTATTAATGTATAACCATTACAGGTTGTTAAATAATATATAGCTGTTGTAGAATTTAAATTATCTACATCTATATGTAAATCAGACTTATAGGATATTTCTTTAGCTAAAACAAGATTAGCTCGTATTTGCATTATTGCTTTCATGTTTAATTTTTTAATTAAAGGTTCAACTAAATCAAACCTATTAGATTGTATTGTATGTAAATTATAAAAACAATGATTAAAAAAAGGTTGATCATTATATGTCATGTGTTGTTTATAAAACCAATTACAATCACTTAAGAAATATGTTTTTAAATCTACAAAATGTTTTTTATCTAAAAAGTTTTTTATTATTTTTGCCATGTTTTTACTGGAAAGAATTTAGGCAAAGCTAATGCCGGTCTTCCGTCTAAGTGGTTTTTTTTATTTTTTAATGTGTTTTTTATATAATGTAAAAAAACTTGGACACACGTGTTTCCTTTAAAAGGTTTTCTCCAATGCGATAATTTATCTCCTTTATATATAAGCATGTCTCCTGGTTGTAAATTAATCTTTATATTGGGTTCTAAAAATATAGGCCAAAGATCACCTCCTAAATTTAAGGTGGTAGATATTTTACATTCTGAACGATCCCTATGTTTAATTAATTCGTCTCCCCCTCTGTAGATACGAGTATAAGAATAGGTTTCCAATAACTTTAAACCCGTCCATTCTTCCATTTTAGGTTTAAGATCACGCAATAATATTTCCATTAAAATATCACCATAGTGAGCCCATGTCCCAGGAACTTGGCCATCGTGCCATGTACCATAAAACTTTGTTACGGGTAAAATATAATGTTCATTATATAAATACCTAGCCGTGTTTCTTTTAAGAAGTAAATATTCTGCGCACAAGCTTGCTATTTCTTTTGATACTACTTGCCTCTTAACCTCATAACCTAATTTTTTAAACTTCATTTTGACTTCCAATTTTTTTATTAATAGCTCCGACTAATACTTTTTTTCCCACACTTTTTTCACCCCAGTGTTTTAAGGTAGAATCAAAAATAACTAATTTTCCTTTTTTAGGTTTTACTCTTTTTTTATTTTCAAACACCGTGTCACCAGTACAGTTTGTTAAATAAAGTATACAGCTGTATACCTCACTAGCGTCATGTTTATGAGCTCCTTGATGACCACCTTCTTCGTATTCTATGTAATGTAAATGAAATAAGTCTTGATAAAGACAATTGTTTTCTAATATTTTTTTTCTTATTTTTTTATTAAATAAATCAATAATATTTTTTGTTTGAAAACCTCCGTAAGTAAAAGTTTTATCGTGTATGTTTACAAATTTTTTCTTATTAGAATTAATAATTTTTATTATTTCTTCAACATCTTTTTTATTTATTATAGTTTCGTAAAACATAAATTATTTAAAAGGCTTTCCATTTACCCAAACGACTAAAGAATACCTTTCTCCTTTTGAAACGGGAGTAACTTCATGTAAAGTGTAGCTAGGAAATATTGTAAAGGTTCCTTGTTTTTTATCGACAGGCATAGGTTTAGGTCCTTGATGAATTAAAAGTTGACCACCCTCATAATTTATTGGGTCACTTAGTTGTATTACTGCGGATAGTTTTCTTACTAATCCATTATGTACTCTATCGATATGTCTTTCATATTTACCGTCAGGGTGTTTGTAGTGTGTAAATTGAATAGCTTCAACAATTCCATGAATATTAAAATTAAAATATTTATTGTTTAGATCAACAATAATCTTTCCCAATCGTTCAAAAATCCATTTAGAGTCTTCTGTAACTCCAATCCAAGATACTTTACTTTTTCTAACAGATTGATTGCCACCTCGAACCACTGCTTTTTGAGATTTAAAACTATTCCCTAGTTTTATTATACTACGACATTCTTTTGCAGTAAAAGTTTGTTCTACATTAACAAGATTTGAAACGGTATCATTGTCAAACAACCATGATGAACCTATTATATTTTCTTTTTTATTCATTAAAATCTATGTCAAAACTAATGACAGTCCTTTCTTTTTCACTTAAATTAACAGGAGCAAAATGTTCTAAACAAGCAGGAAAAATTAATAGACTGCCTTCTTTTAAATGAGGGGAAGGTGGTATAAATTCAATTTTTCCTGTAAAAATATTAGGCCAGGGTTTTTTAAATATAACCGGTGAATGTTTTTTGTGATCAAAATCAATATACATGATTGCTGTAAATGCTTTGTTTCCATGATGATGCATTATTTGGTCTTCTCCTTTTTTGTAACTAACGGCCCAAGACCTCGTTACTACCATATTTTTTTTAATGTCTTTAGCAAAGTGTTTAAGTTCTTCAGACAAAAGTTTTATTACTTCTTGTGTAAATTCAATTTGTTTGTCAGGATTATTTAAAAATAAATTAGTATTACTGGAATAGTTTTGTAAATTGCTTTTAGTTAAAGGGTATTTTTTAATAAACTTTTTAATTAAATTTTTTCTTTTTTTAAAATTTTTTAATTCATATCGCCAATAAGGCATTCCTAAAAGAAGTTGTTTCATTTATTTATCCTTTTGATTAATATACTTAATGGCTCACAATTGTTAGTATTTCTAACTGCATAATTATTTAAATAAAGTAATTCTTTTTTCCATAAATTTCTATAAAATTCTGGATCAAAAGTTTTATGCTTTCTAATATCTGAAATACAATTTTTTAAATTTAAATCACAATCTATATCTGCTTCAAATATTTTGTTCCAATAACTATTTTGATTATTTTCTGTGTTAGAAAGAAAAGATAAATATTCTAATTTAGATTTGTTATCTATTTTTTTAGATTCTTTGTTAAAATAATTTTTATGCATCCTAGCAAATATTACCCTGTCCTCAAACAAGTCTATTAAATGATAGACTTTATTTATTATATTGTCTATTTGATTTTGTATCAAAGGTTCTACATAATTATTATAATAGCTTAGATCAAGAATATCTTTATTATATATTTCTTTTACTTCATTTGAATAAATTTCTTTATGTTTAAAATTTGAATAATATATTTTGTGTCTTTTTAAAACATGGTCCCCTATTACAAAATCAGCATCAGCTTTTCTTATATGATCTTTGTTATAAAAATAAGTAACCTCTATTCTATTCCACAAGTATCTTTCAAAGATATAACCATTATCTTTTGCAAAATATAAGTTATGGTTATTAATTTGTTTATCTTTATTTTTATATAAAACAGAAGCTGTTAACAAAGCATTATTGTAAGGTAATTTTGTTTTAGAAGTATTTAAAGTTTTATCAGCACAATTTATATAAAGAGCTGCTTTAAAAGGTAACCCTTGATTTAAAGAAGTTTCTATAAAATTAACATAACCATTTTCTTGATACACAATATTTTTTATATCAAAATTAAGTAATCTACCCTTTAATCTTTTTACAAAAACTTCCTCTATTAACCATGTTGCAGCTTTTTTAGTATCAAATGTAAAAGAGTAATTATCTTTTAAATCTTTTTTAATTACATTTTGTTTAAATTGTGGTGCTAGTTTAGATATAAAATCTAAATTATCTTCTTCTTTTAAATCCGGATGTAATTTGTTTTTGTATTTTAATATTTCTTGGTTGTAAGAATTGGTGCTGTTTAAAAAAAATTTAATGCTACCGTTTTTAAAAAAATCTTTATATACGGAACCTACAAAAGGAGAAGCATTTGTTGCTTTCATAAACTCTTCAATAGACACACCATTTAAATCCAATATATCTTTTATTAAATTGCTTTCCATAACTTCTGGAATATCTTGTTCCATGTCGTTTAGAGTAACTATTCTAACGTCAGTTTTATAACCAAAATAATTTCTTAACAAGATTGCCGTAATTGCTGAAATTATATTGTATCCAAAAATGTAAATTGTTTTCATATTTTTAATTCTGTCGTCCTTGTTTTTGAACCTAATAAACCTTTTACAAAAATATTAAATGCAATAGATTTTCTAGGTTTGGTTTCTTTATATTGTTTTACAAAATGAGTTAAATTTGAAGGAAACAATAAAATTTGATTTTCTTCAACGGGTTCAAAAAAAGTATCTGAATTAAAAACGTGAAAAGTTTTTTTATCTATTTGAATACTTGTGTCTATTTCTTTTGAAAACCAAAGAGTGTCTTTAGACAAATAAAATACACCTGATACTATAGAATTAGGGTGCCTATGTTTATGATGTTTACTTCCTTTATTAGTTATATTTAACCAAGACTGAGTTATATATGGTGTGATGTTGTCAGCGGGACATATGACTTTATTGAAATATTCTTTTATATGTTCTTGTATATTTTTTTTAAAATTTTTTAAAGAAGGGTTTTCTAAAATATAAGTGTTGTCAGAAGTTAAATTAAATTCATTGTGAATCATATCTAAAGAATCTATATATTTTAATTCTTTATTAGTTAATTTTCTTTCAATAATAGATTTGTAAACAGGTGTTGGAAACAAACCTTTAATTTCGACTTTCATATTTCGAAACTATAACAGATTTAATAAAAATGTCTAGGCGTAAGGATTAGGTGGTTGGTTGTCTGGATCATAAGCAGTGACAGAAGAATCATCTTTAGTCCAAGAACTGCCATCCCAATTTTCATTATGAATTGTTCCAGCTTCTGAGTCTATTACAACCTTAGTCCAAATACCCGCATCATTATCCCAATGAATTGTGTTATCTGAAGAGTCTGGATTTGGAACAGGGTTGTCCCATGTTTTAGTAGAATCATTCCAAACAAAAGAAGCATGTGGAGATGGTAATTTAAAATAATTATTTTCAAAAGTACCGTTGATTGCAGCATGTCCTGTGTAAGCAGGGACATCCTCTACGTCACCTACCCAAGTTCCTGCCACTAAATTATTCATGTAAGCAATACCATCTGCTTCATTATATATTAATGGAGAACCAATACCACAATTTTTAATGTCTACTAATTTAGAGTCTGTAACTGTGTTATTTTCTATTTTATGAAATTTGTGAATAGTCATGATTTAAAGTGATAATGATTTATACCTTACGACAACAACTCCGCCTGCTGAAGTGGGTACACCACCTCTTGATGAGGGAGAAGCATAACCATAAGATGTTTGAGTGCTTGGACCAATTGGTCCCCAACCTGGATTAGAAGATTCTCCTGTTCCGCCTTGAGAGTAAGTATAACTTGATCCTGTAATATCATTAGCTGTTCCAGCTCCTCCAGGACCTGCAGCATAACCACCGCCGTTAGCTCCAGATGCACCAGCTCCGCCTCCGCCAGCTGCACCATTGTATGGTCCGTAATTTCCTGATCCACCACTATTTCCTTCTGGTGGAGAATAACCCCCTGCATTTCCAGATGCATAGCCACCGCCGGATCCTCCTGGTCGACCTGTTCCGCCGCCACCTGTTGATGATATACCATTAAAAGTAGATGTTCCTCCATCGGCCGCATTACTACTTGTTCCTGAACCAACTGTTACTGAATAACTTTGTACTGCAACCGCCATGTTGTAGGCACCATTTGCACGATAACCACCGGCTCCGCCACCGCCAGCTGAAGCTGCGTTGGTTCCGTTTCCGCCACCGCCAACTACTACATATTCAACATCGTCGACACCATCGTCTGCTAATTTTACTACTGTGAAAGTTCCTGAAGATGCAAATAAATTTACAGCGTAATCACCATCAAAAGTAAGTGCTCCACCATTTGCAACAATTCCCGGAGGAGTTCCTGCACCACCGGATCCAAAACCTAAAACTTGATAACCAAAACTTGACATATTCTATTCTCCTTATGCGTCGTTAGCTGCATCAGTAGTGTAGAATAATTTAACACCTAGTACTCTTGCATCGGCACTAAAAGTATCTGAACCATCTGCTGCATCTCTTAATAATTGAAAATAAGTTAACTCACCTGCTGCAGGAGAACCTGCAACTGTCATTGCACTACTTTCAGATGTAATTTGTTGATCTTCCACTGTTCCAATACCAGCGTCTGTAACTTCAATTTGTGTTCCATACGCAACGTCAATGGTATCATTATCGGCACACGCAACTGCTTGTAAACCAAAAATACAGTTACCTGTATTAGTTGAACCAGGAGTCCAATATACTTGATAAGTTATTGTACCTTCGTTCCATGATTTTGGCATTGCTACTGAAAATTGTGCATACTCTGCTGTACCTGCATCAAAGTCTAATACTTTCATATCTGGTCTTGTTGCTGTTGTTTCAATTTGTTTTGCATCAGCACCATTAGTTTCTGCACCATACATTGCTCCAGATGGAACCCATATAGTTTCTTTCCCTGCAATTTTAACTGCAGCTGTACCTGATTTAAGAGTTCCTGTTCCTTTAGGATTAATATTAATATCAACATTTGTTTCACCTGTTGATGATAAAGTTGGACCATTTCCAGTTGCAGCGTTTGCTAAAGTAAATTCATTAACTGCTGAACTTGTAGCTGTAAGTAAAGCTAATTCATTTCCGTTAGTGTCTAAAATTGAAGTTCCAATTTTAGGTGCTGTTAAAGTTTTGTTTGTTAAAGTTTCTGTTCCAGTAAGAGTTACATCACCAAAACCCAAAGTATATATGTCTGGGTTAGTTCCATCGTTTGCTGTAGCAAATACAACTTGATCACCCTTATCAGTTGCTGAAAAAGTAAATGTATCTCCTGAACCAGAAGCATATTTAAATTGTACTGTGTAAGCACCTGATGTTGAATTTCTTAAAAAATAAAATGTTTGTGCATCTAAAGGAATTGTTACAACTCTGTTTCCAGAAATAGAACCTGTAAGTTCAATCATTCTGTGAGACATAGTAGCACCAGCGGATCCGTCAGAAACCGTAAGAGCTGTTGGTGTTCCAGAATCTGTTACTGCTTGAGTAGTAAATCCACCCGAAATTTGTTCTATTATATTTAAGTTGGTGTTAGTTTTTGTTCCCCATGTACCGGCGTTTTCACCAGTTGCCATTAGTTCTACACCGAGAGCCGTATAAGTTGATGCCATAATTTTGTTCTCCTAATTAGTATCTTTTTTTAATTTGTTTTATGGTTAATGTCAATAAACATTATGCGGTATTTTTCGTCCAATTACCGGTTTGTGTAGCTGTTGCTTTTTCCCATGCTATTACTGGTAGACCAACAGGAGACACACTAACAGTTGCTGAAACGCCTGTCAAGCCCATAACATCTGCTGGATTTAAAGTTCCTGTTGATACAGTTGCTGAAAGTCCTGTTAATCCCATTACTTGATCTGAAGGATTTAATGTTCCTGTCGATGCAGTCATTTCAAATCCTGTTGGAACTATTGTTGGATTAGATGTAATTTGAATTAAACCATTTGCAGAGGTAGATTCCAATCCAGATAATCCTATTACATCTGCTGGTGATAAAACACCTACAGATGATGTAGTGCTTAATCCTGTTGGATTTACAACTATACTAAAGTCTACACTTACTGAACCAATTGCTGATGATGCGCTTTGACTATCCGGTATTAAAACAAGATCTGATATTGCTGTTGGCAATCCAACTGATGCCGTAGAACTTATTCCTGTTAAACCCATTACGTCTGTTACTGGTAAATAATATTCTCCACCCCAACCAGTTATTGCAGATCCCCAAGTTTGTTTACCCCAACTTACATCTTCTCCTGTAGAAGATTGCATTTCAAGACCAGTTAAAGAAATTGTTAAACCAGAAGCACCCCAGTTTTCTACGCCCCAACCATCTTGGCCCCAACCAGTATTAATTTCTGCTGTAATTGTAGGTGAACCTAAACCAGAAGTTAATCCAAAACCTGTTAATTTTTCTGTAATTCCTGCTCCATCCCAATCGTTTGAACCCCATTCTAATCTACCCCAACCTTCAGTAGATGCTGCGTATGCTAAATCACCAAGAGTTGATGTTGCACTTACACCCGTTAGTGAAACAACCGGATCATAACTTTCTCCCCATATTTCTGAACTCCAAGCAGCTCGACCCCAACCTTGTTCTGCATAAGCGTCTAGTATACCAACAGATGAAGTTACACTTAAACCAGTTAATATAACTGAGTTATCTGGTAACTCGCCCCATTCATTACTACTCCAACTTTTTCCACCCCATCCTAAACTTGCAAATGGTGTTACTGATCCAACACTAGCAGTAGCACTTACTCCAGTCATAGAAATAGTTACATCATCCTGACTTCCCCAACTGTTTTGATTCCATTGTAAAACTCCCCATGTATCAGGATTTACTGTATCAGCTTGTCCACCCATTCCTGAGTGATTAGTGCAATAATAATAAAGTTGTGGAGCACTAGCGGCTACAGTTATTTGAACATATGCACCATTATCTCCTGCATTACCGGAAGTTGTAACTCCTGTTGTATATTCAGAGCCACCAGAATGGGTACCATTACTTGTTGTTGAAAATCTAAAAGGGTGAGATGAATTAGAACTATCTGATTGATCAAATTTATAAGTTCCAGTTTCTGCTAAAATTATTGTAGCTTGTTGAACACCATCAATAAAATATTTATTGCCAGAACCGGTTGACTGAACTGTGACTGTAAATGTTCGGGTAACCGACATAAGGATTGCCCCCTTATGCTATACGAATGATTGCGTTTGATGCGTCTGCTACTGGAAATTGAATTGTAAAAGTTCCACTTGTTACAGTTTTGTCTGAACCAAATGCGATAGCACAAACTGCTCTATCCGCGTTTGTATCGTTATATATTAAACAACCATTAGCTGTGAAAGAAGCTGATGTAAAAGATGCGTTTGCAAAATCACAACAAGCCGTATCCGTTGATAATGCAGGAGTTACACTTGTAAGTGCAATTCCTCCAGCTGAATAAGCTGATCCTGATGTGTTAGATATTTCGTTTGATGAACTGTAAGCTGTTGTAGATTTATTTAAAGTTGCTGAACTTGTATACAAAGCTAATTTAAAACTGTTTCCAGATGATGCTGTAAAATTGTGTAGAGCTTGTAAAACTTCTGTTTTAAAACTATTACAAATTGCCGATGTTATTGCCATAATATTTTTCTCCTAGTTATTGAGACGGTGATTCGATTGGTATTCTTATTGTTCCATCCGTGTAATCGTCTCTTCTTCTTCTTCCAATTTGCATCGCTGCAAACTTTTGTAGTTCTTGTTTATACTTTCCATCGTATAATGTCAACATATCTGTTGGACCTTTTAAAAATCCATATGCCTCTGCTAGACATGCATATAACAGGCCTTGAGGAAAGTAATTACTTATATATGTAGTAGAGTTTCCCTCACTTCCAGAACCTAATCCTACAGGCATTGCATTACCATATATATTAACTAAATAATTGGCATCTGGAGTAGGAGCCATAACTATAGAACCTGATGTAGTATCAGTTAATCCTGTTGCTCCTCCAAACATAGCATAATATTTAGGTAATCCTGTTACATCTTGTGCTGCGGCCCCGCCTGCAGTTCCTGTTAATTTTCCTACAAATTCACTTATAAAAGTTTGGTCTCGTCTTTCTAACCAAAAAGGTTGACCTGTTCTAGAGGTTGTAGAATTAAAAACCTGTACTCCTCTTACAAATAAAATACCTGCAGGAACTCTAACTGTATTAACATCTGTTGCTAATGATCCAAAGTATTCTTCTCTGTCAGAATCCATAGGTAAATCAAGATTAATTCTATGTTGCGCAGCCATAATAAAACCATCTAAAATAGTGGTTGTAAATACGTTAGCATCTACTTCAGTATAATCTAAAATAGCTTGTTTAAGTGTTGCGTATGTATAATTTGTAAGTCCTGACATTATGCTTGTAAAGTTACCGGTCCAACTGAGACTGGAAATCCTCCTCCTCCGTTTACAACACTTGTTGCGTTTGTATCAGCACTAAAATAAAACCAATCTGTTCCGTTTGTTCCAGTGGTATTTGTAGCACCGCTAATATATTTTCCTACAGTTATAGTATATCCAACAGCTTTTGCAATCGTAGATCCTGTTATACCTCCTATACCATTTGGTGTATTAAAAGCACCTGCTGTAGTTGGTGAACCTCTAAATCTTTTTATGTCACCTGTTGTATAACCATGACCTGGTAAAATAACGTTGATAATTGGAGAACCTACTTGATAGGTTTGAAAAGGATTGTTTGGTAAAACATCTAATGTAGGAAACTCTACTCTAGCAGGTCTTGCATGCATTAAACCTTGTGGGTCTGCTCCTACAGGATGTGGTTCTAATTGTGGTTGTTTAGCTTCAAACTCAGAGTTATGAACCCACGCACCATTCCATTCTTTTACCATTTCTCTATATGGAAAAGCTGCGCCTGATCTGTCAGATATTGCTAATGCTCTACTACCTTTTGCGAATCTAGCCATTATATATTTGGATAGTATGTCTTCGGAGTAATAAATGTACTAGCTGCAGAACCATCTTCAGATAATGCTCTAGCTAATTCATCCTCGTA